ATTTACATTTAAGATGTTTAATATCAATCATATTTTCTAATTTACAACCGCTACAATGTGTAGCTTTTTTTTCACCTTCATAATTAAAAACTGGTTGTTTTTCTTTACATACAATACATTTAAGATGTTTAATATCAATCATATTTTCTAATTTACAACCGCTACAATGTGTAGCTTTTTTTTCACCTTCATAATTAAAATGTGGTCTTGTTTCTTTACATACAATACATTTAGGACTTTTAATATCAATCATATTTTCTAATTTACAACCGCTACAATGTGTAGCTTTTTTTTCACCTTCATAATTAAAAACTGGTTGTTTTTCTTTACATACAATACATTTAGGACTTTTAATATCAATCATATTTTCTAATTTACAACCGCTACAATGTGTAGCTTTTTTTTCACCTTCATAATTAAAAACTGGTGTTGTTTCTTTACATACAATACATTTAGGAGACATATAATTTTATTTATTTTATATTAAATCAATTTTATATTAGGATAAGCATTTCTATCCAAAATATCATCACAAATTTTTTTCGCTCTAATTTTAATGGAATATCATAATTATTATATGGAGTAATTTTTATTCTATAATATGTTTTATATTCACTATGATTTCCATCGTTTTTAACTGCTCTTTTTTTAACTTCTGTTTTATATGTAAACATACCAAGAGATTTACATAAAATTTCAATATCATCAATTAAATTCTTTAATTTTAATGTTAAATCCCAACAATAATTTTTAACTCCTTTCTTAATTCTATTATAACTAGTTCCATGTTCCATCATCACTATCAATTATACCTGCTAATAATGCTTTTCTATTTTCAATAGATGACTCTAAATAAATTTTTGGTATATGTTTATTATTAATTAAATTCTCTAATTTGAATGTATTGTTTAAAATATTATCACCAGAATTTCCAGACATATTAAAACATTCTGGATAATCCTTATCACTTTTTGTTTTTTCTTTTATATTTAAATTTAATTTATCTGCTAAATCTCTCAAATATGGTAATAATATATTTTGATCTTGTTTTCCTATTGTTATTTCTCCATATCTACAAGTTGTTCCATCGCCTAGCCAAAGACCTATATAATATGGGTCAATAGGAATAAATCATCAAAATTTATTACTTTTGGTATATATCTAAATATATCTAATTCTTTTTGAGTAAATTTATTTAATTCATTTGAAGTTAATTCTAAATTATTAATAATTAAATTTTCACCATATTTATTTTTTATACTATCAATTAATTTATTAGATATAATATCTTTTTCTTCTTGGGTTTCATTTCCTTCTAATTTTATTGCTTGTGTAATTTTTTTATATTTACTATTTTCTTTTATAATAAAATATAATCTAAGTTGTTTTGTATTATTTTTAAAAATTTCATATACATTAAGATTATGATTATAAAATACTTTTAGTTTTATTATTTCATCTTCGTCAAATTCAAATTTATTATATTTATGTAGTCCTAATAGAAATTCATTTTTCATTTCTAATAATTTTAAAATAAAAAAAATCAATTTTATATATGATTTATAATTTTTATAAATTTTTATATAAATATTTGCGTATTATAATAATTTATAATTATATTATTTATAATTAGTATTATATAATGAACGTTCAACTAAAAAAATTTGATATGCAAAGTATTGATCCTGATAAAGTAGTTATTTTTATAGGCAAAAGACAGACAGGTAAATGTCTAAATTTTTTAACTGAAGTTAGAATGAAAAATGGTTCGAAAAAAGCAATAGGTGATATAAAAATTGGCGAAGAAGTTGAAACTTTTGATCCAATCAGTAAAAAAATGAGTTATAGTAAAGTAGTTAATCAATATGTAGAAAAAACAGAAAAAAAAATATTTAGACTAGAAAATTTTAGTAATAGAAGTATAGATGCTACATTCGATCATAAATTTATGACTTATGATGGTTGGAAACAGGTAGATGAAATAGATATAGAAAATGATTTATTAGGTGTAGAAGGAAATATAGAAATATTAAATGATAATAATTATAAAGAAAAAATAATTTTAGATGAAGTTAAATTTATAAAAAATCTTATAAATTACTTAGATGAAGAATTAATAAATGAATATGTTATAGAATTAAAAAAAATAGATTTATTAAATTTAAGAACTGATAATAAAAAATTATACAGATTAATGAGAATTTTAGGATTTGTAATGGATAAAAATAGTTTAATTTATAAAAATAAAAAATTTATATTAGATATAATTTTTAATGATGATTATGATATTGAAATGTTTGAACTAGATATGAAAGAACTTGGATTTAAAAATATATCATATAATAAAAAAAATAATAATTTTGAAAATAGTAGTATTTTCTGTAGTTTATTAAAAGTATTATTTTTGGATTTAGAATGGATTAATGATTTAAGTGATATGTGTAAAAGAGAATTCTTGTCAGGATTTATTGGTAGTAATATTAATAAATATGATGAGAATAAAATTATAATTTTAAATAATGAGAATATATTAATTAAAGATTTATTTAAGTATTTTAAAATAAAATACAATATTCATCATAATAAATTATTTATAGATGATAATATTATTAATTTTTATGAAAAAATAGGATTTAGATATAATAGATTAGTTCATACAAAAATGGGATTAATAATAGAATATTTAAAATCAACAAAAAATAATTTATCTAATTTAAACGATTGGATTAATAAATGTAAAATTATATGTAATTCTTTATTTATACCTATAAAAAGTATAACTGAAATAGAAAATTGTTTAATTTCAGATATAACTACAGAATCATCAAATCATAGTTTTTATGCGAATGATTTTTTAGTTCATAATAGTTTTTTGGTTAAGGATTTGCTCTACTATCACAGACATATTCCTGTTGGTACAGTAATTTCTGGAACTGAAAGTGCTAATTGTTTTTATGGTAATATAGTACCGAGTGTATTTATACATGATGAATATTCAGCACCAGTAATAAAGAATGTAGTAAAAAGACAAAAAATAATAAAAAGACAAATGAATTATGAATTACATAATGATGGTCATACAGATATAAATCCAAATGCGTTTTTAATTTTAGATGATTGTTTAGATGATAATTCTTGGATAAAAGATAAAAATATAAAAACTTGTTTTATGAATGGTCGTCATTGGCATATATTGTTTATAATTACTATGCAGTTTGCATTGGGTGTTCCACCAAATTTAAGAACGAATGTAGATTATGTATTTATATTAAGAGAAAATATTGTATCAAATAGAAAAAGAATATATGAACATTATGCAGGAATGTTTCCAACATTTGATACATTTCAACAAGTAATGGATCAATGTACAGAAAATTATGAATGTTTAGTAATTAATAATAATTCTAAAAGTAATAAATTAGAAGATCAAGTATTTTGGTATAAGGCTAATCCACATCCACCATTTAGAATAGGATCAGACGCAATATGGAGACATCATCAATTAAATTTTGATCCACATCATGATAGTGATGATGATGGAGAAATACCAAGAAAAAGAAGTAGTGGTCCAAAAATAAATGTAAAAAAAGTTAAAAAATTTATATAATATAATAGTACTATATGGACAAGTATGAAGAAATAATTAATAAAATGGATAAATATATAAAAATATTAAATAAATACTTACATAATTTTAAAGAAAAGATTATTGAATTGAAAGAATATAATAAAAAAGGAATAAATGTTGATAAAATAATTGAATCAATTAATAATAATACAGAGGAAATACAAAATATACTAAATAGTATTTTTAAAGAATTATTAAATATTAATAAAACATTAGTAAATCATATAGAAATAACAAAAATTAATAGTAAAATTTATTTAGATAATAACTTTGATGAAAAAAATAAAAATAGGTTGTGTTGTTGTTAAAAATATATTATAATAATATATGGCGGCGTTCTTTGATAATTACAATGATGCAATAAGTAAATTAAACGAAGATTGGGATAATTTAGAAATATTACATGATACAGAAAAAGATTTATTAATGGAAGGTGATATAATATTAAAATACTTAAATAATACTGAAAGTATAAGTGAAATTAAAAATAAAAAATGTTTATTACTAGAAGGACCAGATGATGGAACAATATTATTATTATATAGTAATGTTAATGATAGAATTGAAGATATTTGGAATTGGAAATTAATTTATGTATTAGCAAATGAATATTGTATAATTGAAAAAGAAAAAAAAGATAAATATAAGTATGACCCTTTAGAATGGTTTTATAAAACAATTAAAAATAATTTTCAGTGGAAAGATGCTGTAAAAATTTTAAATAAAAATTCAAATGTTAATAGTTTTTTACTAATTCAAAGAATTAAAGAAAGAGCTATTAGAACTGGATTAAGATGTGTACTATTTGGAGGTCAAGGTAGTGATAAAAATATTGTAACTGAATTAGATGGACCTTATTTATATACTCAATCATTGGATAGTTTATCTATTGATATTTTTAGAGCAGTTGAATCAACTTCAAGAAAAGGACAAAAAACACATATATTATTTACATTTAAACATATGTCAAAAGATACATATGGTTTTACTGTTGACGGATATTCATTATCTGAATTACTAGAATTTGGTTTAATTGATAAATTAAATAATTTTTTTGATTATAAAAATAGTAACATATCGGTAACTTATGAAGAACAAAAAGATGTAGAAGGATTTACAAATATAATAATTAATTGGTAATTTCATATTTTAAAAATTTATATAAAAACATTAATTTTCTAAATTTTGTTGGATTAGAAAAAATGTAGTATAGTATATTTTTTCTAATTCCTTCATTTTTATTATCTATTAAATATAACATTTTTTGTGAAATTAAATTATGTTTATAATAACAGTTTTTATAATCATTATTATCTATTTTATTAATAAGTTCACGATATTCAATTTCATTAATATTTATTTGTAATTCTTTTAATAATTTTTTATAATTTATGTCATAATAATTGATTATATATTTATCTATTTTATTTTGTATATTAGTATTTAGTTGTTTATACATTATTAAATATATATGTTATTTCATATATTTTTTATATATAAATATATTATAATGTTTATTAATATAATTTTAATATTAATAGTATTTTTTATAATATATATTGTATTTAAATACGAAAAAACACTATTTAAAAATAAAAAACCTGTTAAAAAAGGAGGAAAAAAACACAACCCTGTTAAAAAAGGAGGGGA